TGTCTGTAATTTTGACTTTACTTTGTAATGTGCCTAATTCCACAAACTCTCCTATGCTATGTCGCTATATCTGGCCGATTGCCAAGTCCTCAAGGCATCTCGTCCGATGACCTGTTCCTCCATACGATCCATTGCCCGGACCTTACGCAATAGAATTGCCAAATCCTTATCAACATCCTGTTTAATCTCCAACTCCTGAGACAAGGCCATTGTCAACTTGGATGCTAGGAGAAGCACCATACACTCAATGAAAAGAGTATCCCATGACCCGACATCAGTAACCCACTTGATGTACCTCAAATACACCGCTGTCTCGTCCGTGAGCAGTTGATTCCCTTCAATCTCATAAGTGTAATAGGTCCTACCATCCGGTCTGTCAGAGCCGTTGTAAAACAGAATCAATCTCAAAAAATCAGAGGGCAAGTGGTAGGAATAGGTGTACTGAAAAGCAGGAGTCACGGTATTGGCAGAAAGCTGAATACGGTCCTTGGCAAAAGGCCAATAGTGGTCCTTCATCAAGGCCTTTACGGTCTGATCAAAATACATCCGACAGTAAATAGCTTCAGGTTTGGTGTCGGTAACATCCGTATAATCATTGATCCGTTTGGCCCCAATCCTTGCAAGAGCCATATTCGATACTGTGGTTTTATCAGCCATGATACTCTCTTGATTAATTATTCAGCTATCTTGAGGAATGGAATGGAGTCACCTAAACCAGTATCCCCCATCTGAATATTTCCAGCGGCTAATTGAATATTGAAATCATAGCCTGCTGTAGATGTAGTAGTATCGATGTCAGTGATCAAACGATTATTAATTACAAAGACATTATCATCCTCGCAGTCAATCGTCATCCCTGTTGAACAAATATAGTTATCGGTAATCCAACAATTGTATGAGGCAGTTTCATCCCAATCAATACCAATAGCACCCATGATAATATTGTTCGTAATCTTACAATCATAAATCGCGTCAGTATCTTGCATTATTTTAATGGCCGACGCTGTGAATGCCATGGTAGAACTAACCATTGAGAATTCACAATTATCCACAACAAGAAAATTTGATTCTTCTATCTGTAAACCAATTGTTGTGAGTGCTGTTGCTTCAAAATGGCAGTTATGAAACTCAAGGCCTGGTTGTGTATCAATATCCATGATCGCAGATGCACCTGAATCAATGAAAAACATATTGTAAAATCGACACCCTATGTAGGATACTGTATCCGGGATGATCCAACTGCCTGTGATCTTTGCCAATCCATTGTATGCGTCATTTGATCCAACACCAATGATATCAGTCTTATCGCAAAGTTTTGTAATGTCTTCAGTAATACCATCTGCTCTGACATAGATTGTGTTACGAGATGCCCAAGCCCTGCGAGTCGTATCTGCAATATTTGCATGAGATGCTGCCATTGCCGCCGACAAAGTATTGAAGGCATTGTCCCAACCGCCTGTTCCTGTACCTGCTGTGATCTTATTTCCATCGACGTAGTAGATAGTGCCTTGGAAATCATTCCGAGTGTCTACGAATTGCTCCACTTCGTTGGCAAATAAGTACGTTGAATTAATCTCCCTCGTCGTAGATTGGTTTCTTGGCATCCCCAACAGGATTTCCGAAGCCTTGTTGTCCATCGTCATGCTCCTATAAAGATACAGACGGTCCCTGGAAAGGGACCGTCCGTAGAAAGACGTTAAAAATTATTGATCAATACTGAGGTTAATCAAAGCAACCTCATCAACAGCACCTTCCAACAGAACATTGCCAAAGGATTGTGCAAGGGTTGTGCGTGTCATACAAGTCCCTGCGTCTGTTGTACCAAAACCAACTGAATTACCAATTGATACCGAATCACCACCGTCAACAATCACAGGACAAGGCCCCGCCGTTTGTGCCCAGAAGTAGTAACCATTGGTCACATCAATCAACGGAACTCCAGTGGCATAACCCGTTGTAGTTGTAGCAGGGAAGATCACCACATTATACCATCTGTTGGTATGCAGTGATGCCTCAGACGTGACCGAGATCGCTGTCCTGATAGGTGTTTCCAACTCCAACTGTATAATCGTATCAGTAGTAGTTATCTCAGATGCAAGCACCCGATATACATCACCTACAACAGTTTGATTCGCCATGAAGTATCCATCAACAAATTCATCCCGTGCCCACGTACCGCCTGTAGCAATCAGCATAGTACCACTGACATCTCCAACGGCCCACGCATGGTCTGTCTGTATGATCTCACCTGTATCAGTGTCAACGACCTGTGACTGAGTCATCTTGGCTTTCAAGATTCCTGCCGCACCAGACTTCGCATACCGAAAGGTCCGATCACCATCAACATACCTAGCACCAAGACGATGCTTCTGATCAGCACTTTGCTCAAAGACACTCTGTTTTGGCTCGGAACCAGGACCAAAGACAGTCCCTTGATCATAGGAGGAGATATTTAATACTCTTGTGTCCGTAGACATAATATCACTCCTTTCTATTACTGATCAATCGTGAGATTGACAATTGCCGGTTCTGCGGCAGCACCAACTAACAGTACATTGCCCCACGATTGCTCCAGCGTAAGCCGGACACCACAAGCACCAACAACGGCGGTGGCGGCAGCATTGCCGACAGTATCGCCAATCACGACTGTTTCAGTGGTATCGACGATCAGAGGAGCAGGACCTGCTGTTTGGAGCCAACCATAATAGGAAGCAGCAATATCAACCAGACCAACACCAGCAGCATAGCCAGTATGGGCGACAGGAAAGACAACCACATCCATAAAACGGTTTGGAACCAAGGTTACTTCAGTCGTGACTGAAATAGCCGTTCTGATACCTGTTTCCAGTTCCAGATCCATGATGGTATCTGTGGACTGAATCTTCGATGCCATAATACGATAGATGTCACCGACAGCCGCAATCTTGTTGGCAAGGAACCAACCATCAGTAAATTCATTATCAGTAAATGTTCCGCCAGTCGTAACCAACGCAGTACCAGAGATATCACCAACACCCCAAGCATGTCCTGTCTGGACAATCGCTGCGGTCTTGGTCTCAATGACCTGTGTTTGGTTCATCAGGGCTTTACCCAACGTACCGGCTGAACTGTTCTTGGCGTATCGGAAAGTCCGATCACCATCAATATACCTCGCACCAAGCCTATGCTTCTGCGTGGCACTTGTCTCGAAAACACTTTGCTTGGGCTCTGACCCAGGACCAAAAATGGTTCCCTGGTTATACGTTGGGAGCGTCAAATATCGTTCTGTTCTACCAGCCATAATATCGCTCCTTATGCAATCTTATTGAGACATTCATGAACCTTGGCACCGTCCATTCGGACAGCTCCGCCATTCATCTTGCTATACACCTGGGTAGTGTAACTCTTTGTGGGGAGTTGGTCGATGTGCGACTCCACTCCCTTTGCACTGGCATAAATGAGACCATCTTTTGCCCATGCAAATGTACGATAGCACGTTGAATCTGTGCTATTCTTGGTTAATCGTGTGGACTTAATAAAATTGAAATTCAAGAAGTTCGCGATCTTACCTGTTTCAAGAGGCTTGAGACTGATATAGTCAGACGAAGTCAAAGCAACAATTTGCAGCATATCTCGCACGTCCTTGGGAGTGATAACCCAATAACGAGGAATTTCTTCATCAACATCTTCATCGTCCATAATCTGCTGCATGGTAGCGATCTTTGCCAAAGTAATGGCTACTTCAGTCTCAGGTGTGGCAGCAGTTCCAAGGGAAGTGACGGTGCCGTCGCCGTTGATATGGACAGATTCGTCTTTGAACGTGACCGAGGATGTCGTAGGGGTGACTCCAGCAGCAGCGGTGCCAAGAGCAGCAGCAATGATGATGTCATCCGTCTGGCGGCCCAGGGCTCGGCCTTGATTCTGCATGTACTCGTTCGTAGGCTCGATCAGCATTGCGATCTTGTCTTCCGAATCGACGTACGAGTTGGTATGATAGTTACTGGGAGTGACCCACCTACGAGTATGAGGCTGCTCGTTATTCGGAGTATCCCCATGTCTGGTGGTCATTTCCTCAACAATTGCTTCGCCCAAACGGTTAAAAGACTTCGACTCTCCCTGGCATCCTTCTTGTCGGACACACATTTGGAGTTTCGATTTTTGCTGTTGGGCCAAGATGTACAGCATTGAGCTGTATTGCCGCACAAAGGCGGTATCAATTGAACTCGGTAGAGCCATGATTGATTCCTTGGTTATTTAATATTCAAGATTAGTCAGCAGGAGTGTCTTGAACACCAAGGTCCTATACCTAGCATTTAACGTCTGATGGACGTGCCATTCTTCATCATGGCTGATGGCAGACCCACTCGAAAGCGGGGTCCCTGCTTAAGAGAGCTCCTATAAGCTGTACTTATAGTAACCTATCTACTATAAGTACAGCCTATACTAAATCATTTCCAAAAGTCAAGTACTTTTTATTATTTTCCGCTAGGATAAGCTTCTTTATACTTGTCCCGTATTCGATTCGTGATCTCAGTCCTCTGCTCGTCAGTCATATCAGATCCCATACTCATATAGCCTTGAGTGCTTCTGAGTTCAGCAATCTCTCTCAGGGCCTGGTCCGGAGTAGATTGAGTTAATTCAGCCACCATGGACTTACTCTCTACTAACCGACTGCCTAGTCCTGCAAGGATACGAACAACATCCGGATTGCCAGCATAATTTTTCAAGAACTCCATCTCGCTGGTCTTATCAGCACCAAAATGCTCAGCAATAGCTCTTTTTACAACATGCTGCATCTCAGGGTATGCATGTCCCCATTCTTTTTTAAGAGCTAAGGCATTTTCATCATCAATACGTCCTTGTTCAATTATCTGTGCATTAACAACCTCTGCCATTGTCTCCACATCCGCCTGCATGAACTGTTCAAACTGGGTTTGAGTCACCCCAATCTTATGAGCAATCTCCTTGCTTTGGTTCATTTTATCTTCAGAGTAAATATTTTCCATACCTTCTGGAACATC